CATCCACGAGTTGCTCGCGCGCGGGCGCCCCGCCGCCGAGCGGCGTCGCCAGCACCCCCTGGCCCGGTGGCAACGGGCCGCCGAGCGCATTCGCCCCGGTGAACGGGGCGAGCGGGCCGGTGCCCGGAATGACGGCGCCCGGCACCAGGCCGACGGATTTCGAGAGCAGGGCGCCGGCGACCGATTGGCCCTGCTGCATGCGCACGAGAATGTCGTTATTGAATTGCTCTAAGGCCGTCTTCGCGCGGCTGGCGCCCTCGATGATGGCAAAGAAATAATCCGAGGCCGCCTTTCCCAACTCCGTCCACCGCTGGCGGCCCGCGACGGCCATCTGCTCCAGCGTTTCCTTGTGCTTGATCGCCTCGCTCGACGTATCGACAATCTCGCCTTTGGTTTTCTCGACGAGCGCGGCATAGACGGCTTGGGCGCGGCCCGCTTCCCTGAGCAGATCGGGCTGCGTGCCGAGCGTGCGCGCGTAATCCGCCATCGCGCGATTGACATCGATGACGATGCCCATTTGCTTGAGCATTCGCTCGTTGCCGTTCGCGACCGCGACGGTGATCTGATTAAAGGTCTCGGCGACGGATTGGCCGGTCTCGATGGAATGCGCGCGGGCGACCTCCATCAACCGCGTGAGTTGCTCGCCGCTGAGACTTTCGCGGAGGCCGCGGGTCGCGGCGAGTAGCGTGTCCGTTACATCGACGGTGCCGCCCGAGGCTTGCTGGAGGGCCGTGCGCAGCGCACCCGCGGACACGCCGACCTGGTCGGCGACTTTCTTGAAGGCGTATTCCGCTTTTTCCGCCGCCTGCGCCATCTCAAAGCCGGCGGTGACGGCTTCCTTGGCGAGTTCGGCGAGTTGCCCGGTAATGTTCGCGAGGTTGACGCCCGTGAAGGTCTCGAAAATGCGCCGCATGACCTGGCCGGCGCTCGATACGTTATCCAGGTGCCGCTTGACGTCCTGCATGTCGGAGCGGAACTTGGCCGTATCCGCGGCCATCTGCACGACGAGTTGGCCGATCACATCAGCCATTGCCGTCTCCGTCGGTGGGGTAGCGCACGAGGCCGCGGGCCGCGAAGGCCGCGCGGAAGCGCGATTCCTCCTCGGCGCGCGTCAGCTTGGGCCGCTCGCGATAGAGATCGAAGTCGTCGAGGGTGTAGGCGTCCTGATGCGGCCCGCGATTGATGTTGCCGAGGATCGTCGCGATCAGCGCCGCATGGCGGTCGGCGCGCTCGTCGGCGATGGGCGCCCACATATCGAGGCCCTGCCACGCCGTGAATTCCTCGGCCGACATGCGGGCCACGAGATCCTCAACGGTCAGCCCGAGGTGACGGGCGAGACGAAAGGCGAAGCGCCATTGCGGGCTTCGCCGGACGCTTCCCCCACGCGGGCGACCTCCGCGGCGGTCATGACGTTGAGACGCATCGCCGCCAGACACAGCCGCTCGATGGCCGTCGCCGGCTGCTGCATCAACGCGATTTCGTCCTCGGGGTGAAACACTCGCCGGCCAGTCGGATCACACGCCGCGGCGATGGCGTAGCGCACGAGCCACCGGTTATAGCCCTCGGGATCTTTCTTCCGGTCGGCATCTTCCAGCGGGCCGTTGTGTAGTTCGAACGCGAGCCGCTCGGCGAGCGTGAGGCTGCGCACGCCGATAGTGAGATCGTCGCCCCACTCGGGCACGGGGACCGGCGTCACCTTGGGCGGCGTGCCGAGAATGCGCTCCCGTAAATCCATCTAGCTCTCCACCACCGGGCCGGTCAGCCGCAGATTCAACGTCGCGCGCACGACGTTGTCGCCCGCGATATTGCCCGGCATGCCGGCGACGTAGGCGCTGAAGTCCCACTTTTTGCCGTTGACGAAGGTCAAGCGGTAGTTGCGCTCGGGCGAGGCCGCGTTGAGGAAATCGTTGCGGATCAGCGTATGGATCGCGTTGCCCGGGATGTAGTGCATCTCGCACGACATGCGCCCGAAGTCCGCTAATCCGCCTTTGAATTGCTTGGCCGCCGAGCCGAGATCGGTCACATCAATTTCGGCCTTGGTTGCGTCGGGCCCCGTGATGCTCACGATATCGGTGATGGTGGCGAAGACTTCCGGGGAGCCACCGTCCCCGCGCGCGAGGATGGTGCCCTGAGTGAGAACGGCGTTTTGACTCATGGTTGTGGGCTCCCTTTCGTCTTAGGCACTCGTCCCGACCAGCACGATCTTGTAAACCTGATTCGCGCCCGCGATCCGCAGCAGGTCGGCCGTCGTCGCCGTCACCGCCCACCCGGCCAGCCCGGGCGCCCGCGCCGAGAACACACCGCCGGGCGGCAGCACGATCTGATGCGTGGCGGCACCGAAGGGCCCGACAAAGGCATTGCTCGGCGCCCCGCCGATGGTGACGTTGCCGCTGTTGCTCGACAGGGCCTCGATGATGATCGCCTTGATCTTGGCGAAGGCCAGCGTGGCGCCGAGCGTCGTCAGCGTGCCGGCCGAGAGATCCAAGTCCTCATTGCCGCCGCCCGGAATCGTGCGCTGCGCGCTGTAGCTCAGATCGGCCTGATTCGCGGCGACGCCCGTGGCGATGTCCCAATTGCTGAGGTAGTTGACCGGCGCCGTGCTCGGGCCGAGATCCGTCGCGCCTTGCGACGTCTGCGTCAGTTGCGCGTGCACGCCGACTTGTCCGCTGAGTGACATGGGGGAGCCCTCCGCGCTACGCCGCCGCGCGTCCCGCGGTCGGATTCAGTTTCCGCACCACTTCGCTGAGCTTGCGCTGCGCCTCCGCGACGAAGGCGGCGATGGCGATCTGCCCGTCACCCTCCAGCGTCGGCGCCATGAACGGTTGGGGCGACTGGTACCGCGTGCCCTTTTCTTGGAAGCGCCCCCAGAACGCACGCACCATCGGGCCCACGTTGGCGACGGCGCGCGTTTTGCTGACGCTGACGCGCATACCGATGGATTGCCAGAGCGGGACGGGGTAGGGCTTGCCGCGCCGGATCACCCGGTGCTCGGGGTCTTTGGGCGCGCGCCGGCCCATGCCATCGACGAACACCTGGCCGCCCGAGCGGAGCCCCGCGCGCACGACTTTGTCTTGGAACTCGTCGGGCAGCTTGCTGATCGCCTCGTCGAGTTCCTTCAAGCCCTTGAATTCCACCGCGACCTCGATCATGGCGTCGGCCAGGGGTGCAGCGTTTGCCGCGCGCTGCTGCCAAGATCCGGCACCAGGATGTGAATGCCCTTCGCGGTAATGCGCGTCAGCCCGAGCGTGGCCGGCGCCACGGGCTGCTCGGCGATGTCTTCGATCTCCAGCGTGCGATTGCGATACAGCACGCGCATCGCCCATTGACTGTCGCGAAAGCCGTAGAGATCCCGGCGTGAGCGGATATGGAAGTAATACCGCTCGTCGCCGATGGCCTCGACCTGCGCCCACACGACCGGATCGGTCGGGATGTCGGCCCACGTCTCGGTGGTGCCGTCGTGGGCCTGGAGGGTGATTTGCTCGCGCAAGTCGCCCGCTTCCATCAGAGCGCCCAGACGCTTTTGTAGCCGGCCATCGTCCAAAAAAACGTGTTCGGCAGCGTGGCCACCGTGCTCCGGTTGTCGTAGCGATACGCCACCCCGCGCATGATCCAGTTTTTAATCGGCTCGGGCACCGAGGGCGGCAGCCCATAGCCCGCGACAAAGCGCACGGTGACGGTATTCGCCGCGATCCGCGCCGGGGGCCACAGCGTGTTGTAGGCCGGCACGACTTGCCCGGGCTCGCTCGCCACGTCGACCTGATACGCCGCCGGGTCGAGGGTTTGCTGCGCGCCCGAGGTGTCCAGATACTTGATGCTCGTGATGCTTTGCAGCGGCGGCAACGGCACCACGATCGCCATCTTGCGATTGAGCGCGGTGTAATACGCCGAGGCCGACTCCAGCCCCGGATACGGAAACGTATCGAGCAGCAGATCCCACGTCTGCGTCACCAGCGCGCGCCCAAACCACGCCGCCGGCCCGTCGAATTCCTCGCGGACTTCGCGGATCAGTTGCCGGATCAGCCGGTCTTCGGTATGCGCCGTGACGCGGAGAAACTCGCGCATCTCGACGATGTCGACGGGTTCCTGCGCGGGCGCCGTTACGCGCAAGAGTCCCGCCATCAGCCCCGCTTCTGCACGCGCGGCATGACGGCACGCTCGCCGGATGCGAGCGTGCCGGTCTCGGGTTCCTCGTCGTCGCTGACCGGATCGGCGAGCGCCTGCGCAAGCCACCGCACCGCCTGGTCATCCGGCACGTCGCAGACCTCGCCGCCGGCATAGGTGCGCCGCTGGTCGCTCACGTCAAATCGCACGCGGACCTTCATGCCTTCGCTGCGGGCCTCGGCG